GCAACCGCACTTAAAACTACATTTCAACAAATAGGTAAATATGAGAAAGGTGAAAACCGAATACCTATAGTTAATCTAATTAAGATAAGTAAATTTCTAAAAAAACCATTGAGTTATTTTTTAGATGATTGGCAAGAAACAAATATTATTGCCGAACAATTTAATACTGCATTTCAAAAAGAATATGAAAGATTGCAGAAATAATGTTTGTTCCTGTATTAGAAAAAATTAAAAAAATAAATCCAACAACTAATGAGTATGATGAGTTTGAGCATTACAAAACAATCATACCTAAAATGATTGCCAATGGTCATGCAGCTCATCAAACAATACCAGGTTATGATACTTGTAAACCAGAGATAGAAGCATTTAGATGGTTTGATGGTGTCAATATTCCTGTTCATGGATATATAGATTTAAAAGGAGATAAGATAATTATTGAGGATAAATGCAAGTTTCCTAGAAAGGGTAAGATTAAAAAAGATGGCACTAGGTCTTGGTTTACCTCAAAGTTACCTGAAGACAAACCTGATCCATTTCATTTATTGCAAGTAGATTTTTATTGGTCAGTATTCAAAGTGCCAGTGTATCTTTGTTATATTAATGAAGAAAGTTTTAAAGTATTTCATGCAGGTAATTGTGAAGAATTAAAACCTGAAAACATAGAAAAAAGAATACCAAAGATTATTCAAAGATGTAAAGTAAGACAAAACTTAATGCAGTTAAGCAACGATGCAAAAGTAATCAAAAACTATATCCAACCTCAGTTCGATCATTACTTTTGGCGAAACGATTTAGATGAAAATTATTTGCAAGATGCAATAAAATTTTACGAAAGTTAAAAACACTAAAAAACCCAAAAAGTGTTTTCTTGTCGCACCAATCCTGAAACACCCTAAAATTTCAATCGTCTAGTTTTTAATAAAAATATTTTTTTTCAAAATTTTGAAAAACTCAATGTGGTATAATGGGTTATGAAAAAAAACAGGGAGGAAAATATGAGTCATGAATGGAAACACCCAAGCTACTATAAAGAGTTAGCAAAGGTGAGAAAAGAGTTTGAAGAAAACTCTGAAGAAGAAAACAAAAAAGAGGAGGAACAAGATGATGAATAAGTTTGTTCGTACAAAACTTTATAGCGGATCAATAAAAGATAGATTGCAAAAAAATATTGAGATGGCTAAAGAGTTAGGTGAAACATTAACTTGGAAACAATCTAAAGAATTGCTTAAAGAGTTAGACAAGCAAGAGATTTGGGTAAATAATATTTATCAAGTTAATGTATTAAGAGGTAAAGATTGCGACCAATACGTTCATAATAAATCACTTAAAGGAAGATGTGATTACATAACTATTAAGACCCATAACAAAGAAGCAATAAGAGATTGGCGACATTTTCAACAAATAAAAAATGAGTTATGCGGTGAGGATAGAGAGGCTATTGAGTTGTTTCCATCTGAACAAAGACTTGTAGATACCGCAAATCAATATCATTTATGGGTTCTACCAAAAGGTGAAACTATGTGTTTTGGATTTGCAACTAGGAAAGTTGACTACACTGAAAAACTTGGTGGTTTCAATAAAGCAGGTCAAAGACCTTTATAACATTCTTGAGGCAGTCTGAAATATGGCTGCCTTACCAATCAAATTTTTTTTCCTCTTTTAATTGTTGATCAACACTATTTAAAACTTTTTGTTTCAGGTCATCATCTTCTTTCATACATTGATAATGAGCATGACCACCACCATAAAAAGAAACAAAGCTATCGGTATTAATTAATTCTTTATGACAGTAACGACAAAATCCAACTGTAACAATTATTTGTTTTGATTTAACCCAAGTCTTTTTCTTAGGTTTTGGCATAGTTAGGTTTCTTACCTTTTCTTGACTTTCTTTCAGCTTTCTTTTTTCTTGATACCGCAGCTCTCCTTTGAGAAGGACTCATTGCTCTTGCTTTAGCTATCGGTACACATTTAGGATAGTTTCTTCTTTTCTCACCTTTTGATCTACCGCATTTAGGAAAAGAACCATCGGATCTAGGATTAGCAATGTCAACCCAGTTTTGTTGTACCCATGACCTTAATCCTTTTTTAGCCATTATCTTTTTCTTTTCTTAGCTTTCTTTTTTTTCTTTTTTCCACCAGGAGTTATCTTACCTGAGCAAACTGCACTGGCATACATATTGGCATAAGCAGAGGGATATACCTTAAACTTTCTTTTAGCTGCTGCTTTACCTCTAGGACATAGTTTAGCCATCTTTGAACTCCTTTAGTATTTGTAGTTTTTCTTCTGCATGAGCAATCTTTTCAATCAGCTTATCTGATTCGTCTATGTGTTGAGGATGCTCACCAATCCCTACACTGTTTTCTAAATAAATTTTTAATGTCGCCTCAGCTTCAGAAATCTGAGCTTCATATCTTTTTTCTAGTGCTTCTAATATTACTTGCCTCATGCACTATGTCTTTTTTGGACAGAAAATTTTGCAACTTTTACTGCACCCTTATGAGGTTTGTATGCACCTTTCATAAGTTTATATGAGTTACCTTTTTTCATCCAATGAAAACCTTTTGGTGCTTTTACTGATTTCATCATACTTTTTTCTTTTTCTTTTTTCTTAGTTTAGCAAAGTCTGCACCTGTGATTTTATCAAATGGTGCAGCCATTCTTGCAATCTTCATTTGTTTTTTACTGTACTTTTTATTTTTACCTTTAGGCATAATATAAACCCTCCAACATTCCCAACTGACTAGCAGCTACTCCTAATTGTTATTTTTTTTTCTTTTTTTTGTTTTTTTTCTTTTTTTTATTCATTGGTTTTTTTTTACTATGATACATTGTTTTCTCCTTTTGTTACCATTTCTTACATGACCAGTATCTTGCACTGAACACATCTTTAGCAGTAGCACATCTGTGCCTTGCTCTAAAGCTCTTTCTAGCTTTGGGGTTAGATTTTCTAATCTTCATATTGGCATCCCCATATCTAATTATCTTTTCTTTACCACCTTTACAAGCCTTGACGACAAATTTTTTTCCACCTGAGATTTGTCTTTTAGGTGTATTACATTTCATTTTTGACTTATCTATCGCCATCTAATTTTACCCCATTAAAGTATTTATATTCATATTCGACAACTCTGCAATCATGTTTTTTACGCATAGATTTTTGTTTATCTTTAAATTCTATGGCTTTTTTCTTAGTTTCAAAAATAGTATTGGTAAACATAGTATGCAAATCGCTGTTATTTTTCCATACCACACAATACATTATGTCATAATTTTTGGTTTTTTTGGAGGAACTACAGCTTCTTCAGTACACAAAAACTTAATAAATATTTTACTTTCGTTGACATCCTCATAACCAATTTCTTCTAATTTTTTTATTGATTCATTGTTACCAGCTATCATACAAGAGTAACCATCTTTAAATAAATCTGGGTATCTATAAGGTGGTAAACAAGTATTACTCAAAGCAGAACACATTATTAAATTTAATACAAAATTCACTTATTATCTTTCATTTTTTTTATTTCACTCTCTAGTTCTTTTATTTTTTTTGTTGCATCATCTAGGTCTTGTTGAGAGTGTTCTAGTTTTTGCAAACATCTTTTGTTAGCAGAATCTTTAGACTTACCTGCATCCTGTAATTCAGCAACCTCTTGTTTAAGGATTCTTACTTGATCCTTATATTCATTAATCAAATCAATGTCAGACATTAATTATTTTTTATTGTTTTTAAAAATCTGTGTACCCTTAATTCCATAAATACTTGCGACTACCAAAATCCACAAGTTTGTGAACCATGATGGGAGCTGTTGGAACTGTTCAAAGAACTCTTTTATTTTAGCAGACGCAGCAGGATCTTCGCTGAAAACCCCATAAGCAATCACTAATATGGGAAGTGTTAAAACGACCAATACAAATTCGTCTTTCCAGTCTGATTGCCTTGCCTCTAAAAGTTTGCCACTGTACTCAAGTTCTCCTTTTGCCATCTTTTCTGCATGAGCTGCCTGAGCATCTGCCATACGCATTTTAGTTTCTTGTTTTTTTTTATAAATATGCGTACCTGCATTCAAAGCTAATTTTATTGCACTAAACCACATTATGCACCTCTCATTTTTTCTGCTAGTTTTTTTGCTCTATTAGGAGTTTGCTTCGCCCAAAGAGAATCCATCATTTGAAAACTAGCTTCACCATAATCTTCTCTATCCAAAGCCTTCCACATATTTTTAAATTTAGATACACCACCTTCTCCTATTTGGTAAACCATATTAATAATGACTTGCTTTGCAGTGTTGTTAATTGATCTTTCTCCTATTAATCTTTCGGCTGCATCTAGTGTTCTTTGGAAATCTCTTTCAAATACAAGTTCACCTTCTTCTTTAGAATATTCAACACCATGCTCATATTGATCTTCAGGTGTTATCTTGTGTCCATAGAATATAGTATCAAAGCCTTCACTACATTTGTAAATCTTAGGCACATAGCCTTCACAAATTTTTATTTCTTCTTTTACTTCTTCGTACATATTTTTTCTCCAAGTTCATTGTTAATCTTATTCGCCATCGCCAAACAAAAGCATATAATTTTCTGCACAAATATTCTAGTTTTATCAGTATATATTCCATAGCCACACCTCATAAAATCCTTAATGTTTGCACCCCTCACAATTACATAGTTCTTGATCGAAGTTGTTAATATGTAAATCGTCTTTGCAATGACAATCGCACTTACAATCTTTACATTTCTTTTTTCTTTTCTTTGGTTTTGGAAAGAATACGTTATCTAAGTGTTCAGAGAACTTATCTAATAAACCAAAAAAACTGTATATAATTTTATCTATCATTCTAGTATTAATGCTTTGATTGATTTTTCACCCATGTATATTTCTGTTTCAGCAAGTGATTTTATGCACTGATACTCAATATTTTTTGATGTACCTCTTGAGGCAACTCTTTTACCCTTCAAGCAGTCAGACATAGAGTCTTGTATTCTATGCTCTTTAATCTCTCCATTAACTATTAATAAAAGTGCTATAACAATTTCTTGCATTAGTGTGTACCATTTGTATATTTCATTTCTCTTGAAGCATCTTTTAATCCTTCAATATCTTCCAATGCTTTGTCTAACATTTTTTCTATATGTTGAAGCATAACTTGATTGTGTATGTTTTTATCTAAAAGCTCTTGATGTTTTTCTACAGTTTCGTAAAGGTCTTCCAGAAGTAAAAATTGTTCTTTATCAACTGTTGTTTGTTCAGATGCTTTTAATAAATCTGCGTTCATTAATTCTCTTGATGTTTCTAATGATGTTAGTCTAGCAGTAATCTCTGTGTATGCGAATATACCCATACTTACTGCAATGATAATTCCAACCATATTTTTGATTGGCATAGCAACAGATGTGTTCTCACTAACTTTCATAATCTACCATCATTAATTTTATGCCTAATTTTTTTTGTTCTTTTGTTTC